CAAGTCGCGGCCTATGGCAAAGCCCTTCTTCAAAGCAGAAAAAGCCGCCGAAGCGGTTGCCATTGCTGATACGGGGTCCATTCAGTAGACCTTTACGATTTCGGGGTTAATTTGCTTTCGTGGGCAGTGTTAGCCGCGCCGCGTTATCTTCTTTACGGTATCAGTTTCCCATATGCGGATTAATACCCACACGCCTGTGATCAGCGCCACAAAATTTGGTGCCATATCCAAGAACGCGGCAACGGTGCCTGTGCCTGCTACAAAATCAACAGCAACCTTCTGATCCTCGTTCATGGTGCAGGACTTCCCGGTGCGTTGAATATATCTATGTTGATAGTGCCGCTGGATGGCACGTTGGTGTTGTTGTTGGCGCTGACCGCGTCATACCCAAGCACATAGCTGGCAGTGCTGCTGTCGTTTTTTACTAGCCGACTTTGATTTTGCGTGTACGTCAACGCCCCACCGTTTGAGCCTGACGTTGTGGTAATAGTGTTTGTATTATTGTTTCTGTAGCTTACATCGAACAGGCGGGCGCGAAACCCTTGCGTGCCACCACTGAAATTCGCCGCCCCACTCCCACTAGCAGTAACAGTATCTCCCGCAGAAGCTGTAAACGTAACCGACGACACATCACCACTTTGATTTTGCGGCCCACCAAAATTGACAGTAGCGGTGCTTGGAGCGTCTCCCCCAACATCGGTAGCAAAAAGCTGTTGGCCATTTTTGCGAAAAAAGGCTGTTCCCGATCCGCTAACACTTAGCTGAACGAAAGAATGAGTGTCTAGTATAGTTACCGAGCCAAAGCTAACGGTAGATGTCGTCAAACTACCGTTACTTTCTGTCACCGTGACGGAAAATTCGCCGATAGTTTGGCTGGTGCTGCCGTTAGTGTTGCCCTGCGCCGCAACTGCGGTTGAAAAGCCGGGAACCTCAGAGCCGCCCCGATAATACTCAGATAAGCTGATTGGATTTGTGCCGCCATAAAAGGTTTGAATCTCACTGAATGAAATAGCGTTCCCCGCGCCGCCGTTAACTGCCATCACTACGAACCGTTGTAGCTAGACAAGTCGGCAAACGCCGTAATGTCGTTGATGACCTTGAGGTGGCCCGTCGTTGTCAGCAGCATTTTGGCGACCGCATTGTGCCGGAATACAAGCTCATCCGATGACGTGACCACCACCGTCCAATCAGTGCTTGCGCCGATCTGGATTGCCACGTCTGTGCCGGTGTCGCTGCTGTTGACGTTTGTTGCCTTGACGATGGGCGCGTTGATTGCTGTGACAGCCTCTGTTCCCGCAGCAAAATCCTTGAGATGGGACATCACTTCCCGAATTGCATTATTAACGTCACTTGGCAGCATACTGTTTTCAGCTAGATTTCCCCCGCCGACATCAGTGTTGTTGGCAGCAGTGCTGTCGTACTCTGTAAGTTTGTTTTTAGCCATTATTCTTCTCCTGCCAGAAGGCCGCCATAAATGCCTGACGCTGCACCGCGACGGAAAGCTCTACGGTTAGCCGCTGCCTGTCGTGTCGCTTCGCGCCCTCGTGCCTCAATCAGTCTGTTTAGGAACGCCTGCTGCCGGGCAGCATCTGTCTCAAACAGGTTCCTAGCCACCTGACTGCCCACTCGCTCACCCATCAATCCACGGCTTGTGACCCGCCCACCTGCCTGCAAGGCTGCGGGTATGACTCCCTGCCTGACTGCTGTGTCAAGCAGGGTCGCTGAAACCGACAGATCGTCTATGTCCTCGCGTAAAGGTGTCGTGCGGCTTCCGACCACAACCTTGTTGCGCGTCTGTACCTGCTCGGCACGTCTCAACATGTTTTTCTCGAACTGATCGAAACTTTTCTGGTCAGGGAAGGCGGCACGCAGCAGTTTTTTCTTTTTAGGTGTGCCAAAAATGCGCTTTCCGGCATCACCCAAATCAGCTACCGACTCCACGCTGTTTCGGACTGCTTGTGCGACCCCAATTCTGAAAGCCTCTTTTTCAGAGTCTGACATTTTTGCAACGATGCCGGTCAACTCGTCGACATCGCCTGTCATAAACTTTTTGCCCTCTTCAATGGCGTCGCGCAGCGCCGCGTCTCCCGCAAACTTGGTGCGCGCAATTTTATAGCTGCTCTCACCGTCGATTTGTGGAGACGCTTCGTCTAGCAATTTGAGAAACTCATTTTTGCGGCCCACAAGAAGCCGCTTTTGATTGCTTGCCAAGCTGCCCTGACGCCCACCTGTTTCAATCGCACCGTCGAGGCCAATCTTCATGTAATGAAGCTGGCGAAGAGAGATGTCTTCAGTCGCTTTGCCGGAGATCAGATCGTCATATTTAGGCATTTGCACGCCCTCAAGCTCTGCGGTCTCTACGGCCTGCTGATAAGCGCTTTTCATCCTTGCGCCGCCAAGCAAACCCTTCAAATCATCAACCGGCACCATGACCTCATCGCCTGCGGGATTGCCATCGACAAAAAAGGCTCGGTTATAGTCTTGCCCAGCATTGGCGCTCTGCCGCTCAATGATCTCCTCTGTCGCTTGTGCAGCAGTTTTACCGCCAGCCAAAACCGTGCCGACCTCGCTTGCTATCTCATCGCCCATGCTGAGAGCGCGCTGATCCAGAACATCTTTAGCGATATCCATGCCCTCGCCAGTTACGTTTGCGCTCCCGGCTGCCATGCGCCGGGCGGCATCACCGCCCACATCGGCGACCATCATGCCTGTAACGCCCGCTTCTTGCGCGGCGCGAAGCTCTTCACCCACTTTTTCAGGAGTGGTCTTTGCACGCTCAAAAGCCTGTAAGACTTTCAGATCGGCGGCCTCTTGCACCGCATCATCGCCTCTGATGCCAAGTCGCGTGCCGATCCCCTTGGCTGCACTAACAGCCCCGCTTGTAAGCGCTGGCGCCGCTGCACCAAACGCACCACCTGCCAAAAGCCCAACACCGGCGCCGCCAAGTCGACTACCTTCGTCAGCCGCACCTGCGCCTGCTATAGCTCCCTCGCCAGCACCCACCCCGGCGGCGATGCCTGTGGGCCCGGTTTTTGCAAGTGTGCGACCAGCCGCAGTGCCAGCCAGACGCCTTCCTAAAGCCTTTGTGCCTTCCCTAGCTGCTAGAGCAGCGCCTGCACGTGCCGCGCCGACCCCTCCTGTAAGAAGGCCACCACCGATTGTCAGGCCCGCTGCTGTGAGGGGGTTGTCTTTTGCAAACAGATCGATGTCCTGACGGATGTCTTTGACGGTCTCATCATAATCGCCAAACAGGCCAAAACCTGTGCGCGCGCCTGCCTCAATCTCATCGCCAAAACCGAGCGCCAAACCCTGTGCCGCCGTCCGTAGGGCCGCTGGGATGCCAGACGACTCAGGCTCCATCACGTTCTTTTGCCGGTCTTCAAGCGCTTGGCGTGCAAGGCGGTTGACCACCTTCTGCTTTTCAGCGCTGGAAAGATCAGCGAAACCCTCCGGCGCTTCTATCTCTCCGACACCTTTGATATTGAGCTTTGCCATTATTCCTTCACCTCATATTCAAAGTCTTCGGAGAGACCAGCGTCCGCTGCAATGTCATCCAGTGTGATGGTTTTCGCGCCTTTGTAGTTTGCTAATGTTCCAAACTCCTCGTAGTGACGCGCGGCGGCAATCTTTGCATCGCGCGCCTTACGAATAGACTCTGCTAGGCGTTCGATTCTTTTGATGTTCTCAGCCTCTGAAAGGTTGGGGTTAAAAGCACGCTTGATAAGTTGCTCACCTTCTTTTTGAGCAAACTGACCGCCCAGAACCTCCCGCAAATTCCTTTGAGTAACCTCTGCAACAAGCTCTTTCGCTCTTAGCCCACTTTTATTGAAGAAGGACGCAGCAAAGTCAGGCAAAGCTCCCTGAACCGGCCCAGTGCCGCCTTCTGTTTTTAAGATATTCACTGCCTCATCTAATTGACTCAGAGCTTTGTTCACGTCAGCAAAACCACCCTGAATCACAAGCTTTTGGTAATCTTTGGCAAAGTCTTTATCGACAGCTTTTTGAGCCTCTGAAAGATTTGGCGCAGTGCTTGTCTTTTTGGCCGCCATGATGTCTTCGTAAAATGGAGTTTTCTCAAACTCGACCTTGCCGTCTATTTCGGTGGCGATGATTGCCCCATCTTGCAGCAGACTTACTTTCGGGTCTTTAGCTCCCTCATAGACAGGAACAGGGTTTGATGGGTCAGACAGGTCAAGAATTGAGCCGCCGACAACCTGAAATCTGTTGCGCAGGGCCGCTTGCTCATCAAGGCGCTTTTGCCGCTCGTCTTGGCGTGCCTGCCGCTCTTCCTGCCGTTTAATTTGCGCGAGGCGATCTGCACGTTGCTGCGCAGCATTGAACGCCGTCTGTCCTTGATTCAATCCCATGCCAAGCGCTTGCCCTATAGAAATCGGGCGCCCGACAGAAGGACCGCCGCCTGCCAGCAAGCCGCCAGCCAGCCCCAAGATGCCCTGCGTTCTCGGATCGTTGAAGTCGCCGCCAAGAATGCCGCCCATCGGCCTACCGCCACCAAAAGCCATCTGCGCCTCCTACATAAAGCCCAGCAGGCCGCCAGCCGCTGCGCCATAAAGTGGATTGAATCCGAGAGATGAGCCTAGCTGTGCGCCGCCAAGAGCCCCGCCCAAACCAGAGGCAAGTGGGTTGCGGAACACCGGCTGAATGTTTTGCGATCCAATCGTACCGCCTCCAACAAGCGCCAAGAAGTCACGCAGCTTCTGCCTCTCTATGTTTTGCTCGAAATTGAATCTGTCGAGATCACCTTGAAGCTCACTTTGCGCCTGTGCCTCACGCGCTGCGCCAACCTGCCCAAGCTGCTGGAGATCAAGGTTTTGCACCTGCGGCGCCTGCGCAATGGCTGCTTGTTGTGCTTGTAAGGCGGCTGGCGCCAGTGCTGCGGCTAGGACGCCTTGATTTGCGCCAGAACCATAGCGGCCTGCCTTTGCAAACTGGCTCTGCACTCGGTCAACCACCGGTTGAAAAGCCGCCATCGTAAGGGGATTTGTGCCCATTAAGTTTTGCTGAACGACGCCCTGAGTTTGAGCCGTCAAGCTGTTTGGGTCCAAAGCCCTATCTCTGATGCCACCAAGGGCCAACTCAGACTCAGGACTAAAGCCTACAACCGTGCTGCCCGGAAAAAACTGTGGCCTTGGCGATCTGAATTGCTCAAGCGCCTCTGAAAGCCCAAACTCAAGAAACGGCTGCGCGTATGCCGGGGGCAGCGTTTGAGTGTTCACTGTTTGCGTACCGCCGCCGCCGCCGCCCTTACCCATAGTATTTGACTCCAACTGTTGCCACGTCTTTATATCCTTCCAATGCTTTTACCCAGCCGCGTCTGCCGACAATTTCACAGGAGACGCAGCCCCATGTTTTTGACCACTCAATGGCGTCTTTCTCAATGTCTTTGAGGGTGTTCAAATCCCCGCCAGCCAGCCAAAAACGCAGTGTGCGCCGACGTGGGTATTCAACTATTTCTGTAACTAAGCCCGCGTTTTCTGCGTGCCAAAACTGCGCGTCACCCTTGACGACAACCTTTGCCACGTCGTCCAGCGTGTGCGAGTGACCGCTGTAAGCAAGTGCTGCGTTAATAAATGGGGCGCAATGCTTCCACTTATCCCAGAATTGCATATCCAAAAGTTCTGTCGGCCTGTGAATTATTGGCGTGGGTGACAGTGAATGATTGCTTTGCTCTTGCGCTAATGAAGGCTGTGCCATTCCCCACCTCTGCTGATGCGTTGGCCGTCGTCGGCATCAACAAAATGATGCTGTCACTGCCCGCGCGAAAATCTGTCACGACAGTAGTTGTCGCGCTTGTTGTGCAAGTAAAACTGCCGGTTGAATTGACTTTGCCGTCAAGTATCCCGTTGACGACTTGACTGATTTCTCTTGGGTTGTCTGCCTCTGTCGGCAGGCGGCGAAAGTTAGCGTCGGCCAAGAGCCGCACCCTCTACATCAACGCCTTGAGCGAAATCCCACGTGCCACTGATGTTCATCCGAAAGCGATGAAACCGTCCTTGGTCACGATGCAAACAATAGCCGTCCGCAAGCAATGAGGATGCACTGCCGAAGCTCACCACCTCGTCCTGCCTATCTCGCGTGCCAACTTGAATTGTGACACTGCCATCTTTGAAATAAGGCACAGTCTTTGTGACCACAGAATGACGACCTTTGTTCACAGAAACCTCTGGCGTTTCAATGGTGCCTGCCAGCGCAGTGCCGCTGAACGCTTTGATCTTGTTGTTGGCAGAACCTCCAAAGAAGAACGTGCCGCCTTTGAAAGTCGTGCTGTCCAGTGTGCCGGAAAGTGCATCAAGGTTTGCCGCCTGTGTGTCGAGCGCATCCATTGTCACTGACGTTGTTTGAATTGGAGCAAGCAATTCTGTCGTCAACTCAATCAACGACCAGCGGCCAATCGCGTAGTTGTACACAATCACCTTATCAGGCGTGTCGCTCACGTTGTCGTTGCTTACATAGCTCCACGCGACGATCTGATTAATCGGATCAACAGCGCACGAGCATTTGTCGATCTTTGCAGAGTTAAAATCCTTGTTAAAAAAGTCGTCCACCTTTTCTGCACCAATAGGCTTTGATCCACGCCCATCGAACATGAAGAAGCCGTCACGGCTAAGATAGAACACGTTGTTCCCAACACTTGCGATGCTGTTGGGGTACGGACAGCCGCGTGATGTCTCCACTAAATCAATCTGATAGATCAACGGTGATCCGACGTAATACGCAACCGCAATGCCTCGCTCCATGAGGATCGTCGCCTGTTGCCCACCAACTAAACCAGTGATTGCACCAGAGTCGCCGCCAAAAATGTCCTGAAAATCCGCTTGATTTGTGCCAACGGTCCAGCTTGTTTCGTCGTTGATAGCCGACCATCTGACGCGGAATGGCTTACGCCCTGCTCCTTCGTCAATGTTCGCCGTCCACACCTGATCGCGCACAACAGCAACAAAGTCAGCCTTCGGCGGTGTGCCTGCGAGGTTGGAGAACGTGCTGTCGCTGCCCAGCGTCCATTTTTGTAACTCCTCGCCAATACCACCAGCGGCAATGACCGTGCTGCCGAATTGTACGAAGCGCCATCTCTCGTCGCCTGTGCTTGTGCCGCTGTTGCCAAGATCATATGCAGGCGAACCAGACTTTGACACGTCGTCTAAATCTTTGTCAGAATCGCTGTAGCGATAGAGTTTCGCGTTATCACCGGCAAACAGAAACGAATTGCCTGCCGTATCCTTTGCACTGAACACACCGCGCAACCTGCCGCTGGCAGCATTGCTAAAGTCCACAAAGTTTTTGACGCTACGATAACCCTTTGCAGCCGGGATCACATTTGTCGCAATGGTGACGCCGGGGTTATCTAGTGGTGGCTGATCGGGCAGCCATTCACCGAATCGAATCATTGTTTACTCCACGTCTCATTGCCCGCTGAAACAGGCGTCCATGTTTCGCTGCCTTCAGCAACAATAGACCAAGTTTCCGAGCCTTCAGTCTGTACCGACCAGCTACCGCTGGATGATTGCACCGCCCAAGTTTCAGAGCCTTCGGGCACAACCGTCCATGCATCGCCTAAAACATTTGCCAGCGTTTCTTGCGTGACACGGATCACCACGTCGCCGCTTATCACAAATACGCCAGTTGCCTCGCCACTGGCTGTCGTCACCACCTCTACGGCGGCATTCATTCCTCGTATGCGAGAGAAGGCGTTCACCGCGCTGACAGACGCGGCTGCGGAGCCATTGAGCAGCCTGATGCGGTCAGCGTCGGACGTTACCGTCACGGCAATAGAGGCAGCGCCGGACATGCGTGCGATAAACGCCGCAACGGCTGAAACAGACGCCGCGCCAGATACGCTTGCATCGACTAAACGCAGACGAATTGCTGCGCCAGTTGAAGCTACCGCGGCATCGCCTGTGCCTGCTGCAAAGCGCATAATACCTGCGTTGTCAGCAGCAAAGGGCGCTTCGCCAAATGCAAACTCACCGATCATGGTTTAGTGGGCCACGAAATATTGTCTAGGTCCGACTGCGCGGTCACGTCCCGCAAAGCCTGCCGGTATGTGCGCCACGCTGCCGTGTCACTTCCAGCGTCCTCTAGCTTGAAGATGGCAATGTCCGCCTCTTGCAGTAGCGGCTCACGCGCCTGCCGTATGCCGTCGAGCTTCTCTGCGTCGGTGATTACATCCGCAACGTCGTCGTCTGCCGAGTCAACCAGAACACCGTCTAAATATCTTTTGCTCATGTCTTCAATCCGTACAGGCTAAAAGTGCCGCCGCTGATTTGGGACGACGAATCACTTTCGTAAACCCTGATGAAATTGACGGCGGATGTTGTTTGGTATGTTCCAATCAAATCTCGCAGGCTACAGACATAATCGACATTCAGGTTTGCCCCAGTTATGTCAGTGATGACGCAGCTTCCCGTCACGCCGCTAAAAGTTTTGTGGAACGTAGTCGAGCGCAAGTTGTTGAGGCGAATGGTGAAATCTGTACTTGCAGTGCTGGCCGTTGATACATCACCGCCGTTGCCCCCTATAATTATGGCGTTGTTGCCATCTAACAGGGTGCCAGAAAAGTTTTGATTTGCGTTAGTCGTGCTTGACAACGCCCTACCACGCCATTGAACGCTTGCGGTATATATATTGCTGGTGTCAGCCGAGTTCGCCGTGCCGAGCCGCAGCCGGATGTCAGTAGCCGCAGACACGGTCAAGTCCTCAACCACCAGCAGGTAGTTGTCAAAGTCGTCCGTAATCAGGCTCGACCCGAAGTCAACGCTTGACACTGCGCTGCTGACCGTCGTCGTGTTCAGAAGAACTGCGTTGCCGTTCTGCAGCGCAACGGTTCCTGTGGCGTCAGGCAATGTAATCGTGCGGTCAAGCGTTGGGTCAACGGCAGTGATTACGGTTTCTTTGGAATCCGCAGTCGCGCCTTCCAGCACAATGTTCGATTGCGTTAACAGGTTGCCGGTGACGCCTATGCCGCCCGGCTCAATGCTGTCTGTTCCAATTTGAACGCTTTCTGCAAAGGTAGAATAACCGGCAGTCGAGTAGCCAACATCGCCCGGATCACTGGCGTCTGCCACACCAGTTTTAAGAATGACATTGCCGTAAGATACGCCACCCTCGTTGTCGTCAAGGTTCGCTTCATCAAGAAACAAAATTAGGCTGTTGGTCGCGTCCGCAACGTAAACCTGTATGACCGCGCCAGCGTATGTTTTATTACCGTCTGTACTCTCTTTAATGCGAATTGCCGTAACAACATCAGTGCTAAACGTACTGTTGCCAATAATTTGCAGACCCGCATCCTTGCTGTACAAAGACTGAGCGTAAAACGTCAGCGCCTGATGCCTGCTTGCCGTTACGTCTATCAAGGAAAATTTGGCGTGGAACCTTTGATTCGGCCCTTGTGGGCTATCATCGCGTCCTTGAAACACTGCAATGGTGTGCCAACCAACTGCAAGGTTAGCTGTCATTCCTTGCTGGTCTACGACACGAACCAAGCCACTCCTGTCGGGCAACGTAATAGTGCGGTCAGCGGTTGGGTCACCGGGAGAAAGTAAGGTTTCAAAATTATCCGACGTTGCGCCTTCAAAGCGGATGTCTCCACCAGTGGCTAGATCAAGTCGGCCATTGATTGCAACGCCGCCAAACTTGATTTCCATTGAGGTGTCTAGTGACCCACCGACCACAGGTGCAAATTTTATTCGAGCGTCCTCTGTGCCGTCGCTGGCATCAGCGATTTGTGTAAAGATAGTCGCGTAAGTTACATCCTGCCCTGCATCATTTTTGCCGTTAAATTCAATCCGGCCCAAGTCATCGTTGTCCGCAGGGGAGGCGCTGTTGCGGTTAAGTTTCAATATGGGGGCATCTGCATCACCAGCATCCGTTGACGTAATTGTCACGCCATCGGCTGTCGTCTCAAACTTTTTGACGTTGTCGTAGTACAGTTCGACCGCGCCGTTGCCCTTGAAGTAGGCTGATGTCTCGCCGCCCGACCCGACCCTAATCCAGCCGCCCGGTGTCGAGTTAATGTAAAGCAGGCCGGTGCCTTGTTCCGAGATGTATGACCCGCTGCCATCGTGATAAATCTTTAGGTCACTGCCGTCGCCGAGACGTATCTCGCCGTCGTCAGGTAGGCTAAATATGTTTGCGGATACGGAGCTATCCGCCGTGTCTAGTACGATGTCATCTGGGGTTGTTGCGTTAGTAAACGCATCGCCCATTCTAAGAACAAGATTTGTCACCGTTGCATCACCAGAAGTGACTTGTGTCAGCTCAAACGCTTTGTCAGCCGTGCCACTGCTAGGCGACGTTTCCACTCTCATAGAGATGTTTTCGTCTGTGGCAGCGTCTGCCGTTGCCGACTTTATATACAAACCCTCTACATCAGAGCCATAACTGCCGGTCAATCCGTCTGGAGTTATTTTTAAATCGCCAGTAACCTGTGTGCCTGTGTTAGTCGTCTCAAACTTTTTGACGGAATTGAAATAAAGCTCAACCGCGCCGTCGTCCTGAAACTTGGCCTTGTATTCTGAATTTGCAGCATTGAGGAGGTGTATCTCATTGCCGGTAATCTTCAAGTGGCCGCCGCCTGTCTCCTGAATAAAGCTGTTGCCAGAAGAAGACTGATGCCAAATCTTCAGGTCTGTGCCGTCGCCAATGCGTAGCTCTTGGTCGTCGCCAAGCTCAAGGTTGCCGGTCTTTATCTGAACGTCGCCGCTGCTGGCCCCTGTGCCGCCTACAATTCTTACAACCTCGTTTCTACTGTTTGAGCCGACGTTGAAAGAAACGCCATCATAAGCGTTTATAGACAACCCGTCTGGGCTGACGTTTGAACTGCTGTGATCGTAAGTTAAAATAGAAAGATTATATTTGTTGCTGTCGCTGAACCCTTCACGGAAGAAAATACCTTCTTCTTGACCAGCATTATAAGCGTCAATTAACGCAGACCCTTCTACATGCAGTGCTTCGTCTGGGCTGCTTGTGTTAATTCCCAAACTGCCAGTAACAGTTGCGCCAGTGCTGAGAGTTTCAAAGGTTTTTACGTTGTTATAAAAAAGTTCGACTGCGCCATTTGAGTAAAAAGAAGCCATCGTTTCGTTGGCTGATGAGTTTTGAATATGTGTTTGGCTTGTCCGTAACCGTAATGGGCCTGTTCCGGTGTCTTGGATTACCGATGCCGTGCCTGAATGGAATATCTTTAAATCAGCGGCTGCACCAAACGTAATATTCACATTGTCAGCCAGTTCAATATTGTCTGACGCATTTAGGAACACCGCCTTCTCTGCTGGCTGAGTGCAGAAAATGGTGCGCGTGCCGGATGTCCAGTTGACCGCCGTATTGCTGTTGGACGACGACAGGATTTCTGCGCGGCTCAGTGTTGTGCCGCTGGCAGTGAACGTGCCTCGACCAATCTCAAAGTCCGTGCCATCAGTGCAGCAATAATATGTCTCATTGCCATCACCGATTTCGGTAAACGCATCAAAGCCAGCAAACGAACCGGAAAGCGTGTATGTACCAGTGCCGGTTGTCGTCGTTTGCTGCTTGACGCGGTCTTTGAGTATGATTGCCATCTGTCGCCTCAGTCAGCAGAAATGTCTAGGTCGCCTGCATCGATCTTCAAGACATCGCCAGAAGCAATCGTTTTCGCCGCTGTAAACGCGCCGTGGATAAGTAGGTTCCCGCCACTGCTTGCGTCGAAAAGACCAAAGAAGCCGACACTGCCCCATGTTCCAGTTGCGGCCGCAAACTCAATAGCTCCGGTATTGTCAGCGGTGCCACCAGAGGCAGCATCGAAGGTAACTGCTACACGAGAATAGTTGCTGCCCGTAAGCTCGGTGCCGCTGTTATCGTCACCAAAACTGCCGGTAGACAGGCCGAGATATACAGCGGACGGCGCTGTGAATGCTGTTGTTCCGAGTATATGGTCTAAGACCTTGTTCTCGGCATAGTTAGATAAGGCGCTCATCAGGTAGCTCCTGCGTTTTGCCGTTGATAGATACTCGTCATATGAAGCGTGCCGGTGCCGTACTGCGCCCGCTCTTCATCACGCTTGATTTCTTCAATCGCACGGCTGAATTTTGTGTCATAGATTTGCGCACGCTGTTCATCCATGAGGTAGGTGTAGGCTTCTGTAAGGGCACCGCTAAGATAAGCGTCGGGGTGGCGCGTCAGTATCGTGTTGACAAGATTGCTGTCGCTCAATGCGGATATCGACCCCACATAAATTATTTGAGCGCTATATGATGAGTCCGGCACTGGGCGGAACTGTATCTCGCCGCCGACTATTGAATAAGCGCGCGGTCTGCCAGCAGTACCACCAAACTCACTCTCAAGGGCAATGGGCGTCTTATATTCTAAAATTGTATTAGGATTCGTCAGTAATTTAACGTGGCGAACCTCGCGCAAATCCGTTGGCAGGGCGACAAACTCATCATTTGCGGTAAGGGTTGCGTTAGCACGTTTTTCCTGCGATCTGCTTTCAAGCTCACGCGACAGGCGGCCCTCTGCTAGACTGATAAACTCTGGAATGCGGTCAGTTAGGTCTGACCGAGCTAGAAAATTGCCAACTGCAGTTTTTAACTCGGTGTAGTTCGTGATCGCCATCAGATTCTGCCGCCTCCCGATCTAAAGTGCCGGTTGTCAGGGTCGTTGAGCCACTTGGCCCAATCCTTCGGATTGTCAGCCGGGTGACCAAACATCTCTTTGAGTTGCACATAAAGCAGGTTGGGAATCTCAGCGACTTTCTGATGATGCCGCTGCGTGTTTCCGATCAGCTTGCCGTACTCCCAAGCGTTCTGGCTTTGCTTGTTAGCCTCTAGGATCGGCGAGATTTCCTGCTGCTGTACGATGGTCGCCTCACCGTCGCGGTCAAACTCCATCCATGTCTTTTTGCCTGCTTCGGGGTCATCCTTCAGCAGCTTTTTCATTCCAGCCATAATGTCTCCCATGAAAAAGGGGCAGCCGCAGCCGCCCCTTTCAATGTTTGGTCAGCGATTAGGAACCGTTCAGGTCCAGCACCATCGCGTGGGCCTTTGGCGCGTCGGGCATCAGGGTCCATTCGCACAGAACCTGTCGCTTGGTTGCGTCAGCCGTGCCGGTCTCTTCCTGCTCGATAAAGTTACGTCCGGTCAGTGCGCCGACAGCGACGTGATCTGGGTCGATCAGGAACACGCGGTCATTGCCCATGAAGCGGCTAGGCACCACCTCAAGCTGGCCGAAGTCGTTGAACAGGATCGACACCGCACCGTTGAAGGTCACCGGAGCGCGGGCTGTCGTTGTGGCCTGATTGGTCACAAGGTTTGTTCCCGACTGAGTCAAATCACTCACGTTCGAGCGGTTCGTGCCGCTGGCGACTAGAAGACGAGGGTTACCTCCGTCTTGCCATGCTGCCTGCATGGCTGCATCCACCAATGCCAGTGTCAGCGCCCGGTCAGTACCGCCGGTCACGGTATCAGTACCGTTACCAGCGGAGAACGCACCAGAACCGCCGCCGACTGAACCGTTTGTGATCCAGCTAGTCAGTGACGCGGCCTTGCGCGGGTCAGAACCAGAGCGCGCCTGATCGACATTGCCGATGGACGTTTCCATGTCTTTCCGCAAATCAAGTCCAGCAAGAACGGTTTGATACGCGATTTCTGAGTCGACCCCCGCCTTGTCTACGGCCTCAACGCTACCGCTGATGATGAATCCGCGAGTAGAGATTTGATGGTGATTCCCAAGTCTGGTCAGAGCGGTCACGCCGGTATCGGTGAGCGAAGCTCCCTCGTTCCGGTGGTTGTTGTTTGCGGCGCTTGCCAGTTCCTGAACAAGGAATTCCGCAAAGATGCCGGTGGTCGTCCGCTTCTGAGCCGCACTGTAAATGGGCGTCTCATCGGGATCGATCCGGGCGATGGTATCAGAGAGCAGTTCGCGCTCTCCGACTTTATTCGCAGTCGTTAGCATAGCCATGATTTTTACCTCTGATTTCTGGCTTCAAGAAGGGCCACCGCCGAGGCGATGGATGGGTTTTTGATATGCTGCTCTCTGATCTTCTGGCGCTTGCGCTGGGCCACCTCGTTCTTTGAACGCGGCACACCCGGCCTTGGACTTTTTGGTGCCTTGGCTACCTTCTTCTTTGCCTCTGGATTCTTTTCCAGCAGCTTTTTCAGACGAAGGCTGTCATGCAGAAGCATGATCGAACGGTGATCTGCCGCGCCCGCAATCTCGTCGTCCGTGAACCCCATCGTCTTTGCATGAGCGACAAGTTCTTCACGTTCTGTTTTCATGCGATCTGTCGGCTGACCTTTTTCATCACCCCAGCCCGGAATCTTCTGAAGCATCAAGGCCGCCTCGTTTGCCAGATGCGTTTGCATTGCCTGTGCTTGCTCGGCGTCCTTTTCCCGACGCACTCGCTGTGCTTCAGCGGTGATGCGCGCGGTGTTTTCTTTCTTCTGATTCCAGTTCTGCATCGCCAAAGCAAAATCCTTGGCGTCCATGGTATCCTTGAGAGTCGACCAATCAGGCTCTTGTCCCATCGCTTGCTGCTGCTGGGTTGCAAGAAACTCAATGGCCTCCAGATATCGGTCACGCGCTGCGGAGGTTTCTGTCTTCACCGCTTCAAACTCTGCCATGTCTGCGTCGAGTTTCTTGCGGTCTTGCGATACCTGCTGCGTTTTCTGCGTGTAATCTGCCTCCCGCTGATAGCCTCGCAAAGCCTCATCGAGGGTCACATCGACGTCCTCACCGTTCACACGAACGGTGTAGACCTCCTGCTCCTCGACTTCAGCTTCTTCAGCATCATCGTCGGGCTGATCTTCCTCCTCGGCGTCGGCTGCCTCAAGCATATCGCTTGGGGCTTCTGCCTCCTCCTCAAAGGGCAACACCTGATTTTCTTGAAGTTCAGCGTCGTCAGGTTGGCTGGCCTCGCCTTCGGCAGATGTGCCCTCGGAAGGGTTCTGCATGAGAAGGCTTGCGGCCTGTTCTAATGTGAGATTTTCGGTTTCCTGTAGAGGGTCAACCATTGTGCTTTAATCCTTTATACCAAGTTTGTCCTTCGCAAAGTGTCCGTCTTCAATTATCCGCACGAAGTGACCTTTGAAGGCTTCCAAAGCCTGCAAAAGCTGATAGAGATTCTCCCTCGCGGCGGCATCTGTGATTGCGGTCTGTTTCCACGCGCTCACAAATTCTTTTTCCAGCGTTTCAAACGCCTCTTGGATCAGCGGGTCACGCATCAAAGCCTCGGCCCTGACCCCCCGGTCCATGTCCTTTCGGTGCTTGTCGTCACTCATAGCGCGGTAAAGCCTGTCAGGCTTAATGGCATCCGGTAATTCTCTGGACGCACGCCATAGCTCTGAATGAAGCGGCGGTTTGCAGCATCAAAATCAAACCCCTGTGGCAGGTTTGCTGGCGCGTCATCTAGTATTGACCGCCGATAGAAAATGTCTCCGGGCTGTGGGGCTGCCGCACCGCCCCCGCTTGCGATTGGCGCGGGGCTTCCTCCGCTGCCGGTCTCTGCCAACTCTGCCGTCGTTTTGCGTCTACAGGTTTGCAAGCCTTCATCGAAGATAAACCCATCCGGGCATCGGCTTGCACCAGTGAGCGGATTGGTTTCGGGTGGTGTGGTTTGATCATCATCCACCTGCGCCTGTGCCGCAAAAGGATCGCCACCAAACCCTGTGAAGACTTGTGTCGGGCCCAAAAACGGCAGTTCAGGACCAAAGTTAGCAAAGCCCCTGACATTGCCCATCGGGGCATCGCCCTCAGTATATATGCCGGTCAGGTTTGTTGTGGGTATGCCTGAAGGCTGCGCCGTTTGCGCATCCAGTATTTGCTGCGCAACAAAGTCGTCACGCGCCTCTAGATCGGCCTGCTGGGCGCGTGTAAGGCCAGCAAACGGCCTGATGCGGCCTGCCGGGCCCGACTGATCATCAAGGTCATAATTGAGCAAATCCATTGCTGTTCTGCCGGTGCCAGCAAACGGATCATATTCGTCCTCCATGCCCATCACTGTGGGCTGGATGATCTCTCCGTTTGTTGTGTCAAAGGTGGTGCCAGCTTCATCAGTAATTATGGCGGGCGGCAGGTTTGTGCCAGCCACATTGATGTTCGCGCGGGTGCGCGGGACGCTGTACATCTCGATTTCATTGTATGGCGGCGGAGTGCGATCAACTATTAAACCGGGCAGTGAGCCCGCTTTATAGGTTCCGGTCCTTTCATCGTAGTACACCTCGCCAGTCTGAGCGTTCAGAGCCTGAACATCCGCAGCCGTCTGACCACCAAACATGGCACGCCGCTGGCGGTCTCTCTCCTCTAAAGCATTCAACTGGCTCAAGATGCCGTCGATTGTATTAATTGGCGCTTGGAAAGGGTCGGCTGCCGGCGGCACCTGTGAAATATCAAAGTCCGCAGTGCCGCGAGGCGGTTGGTTTACAGCCGCAGCGACAGGCTCTGGATCATTATTCTGCGGTGGCAGTATTTGACGCGAGGCATCAATTACATTTGTTGTGCCACGAACAAGCGGGCGGCCTTCGTCGTCTGTCTGCGCCGGAGTTGCGGACGCACGAGCCTCATCTGCTGCCTCTTGGCTTCCAGAGCCAAAGCAGAACAACCGCTCGTGGACGCGCCGTTCCATGTCGTATCTGTCCATCAGATCACGTCGTAACATAACCCGGCCTCTCTTTCGCTCGTCTGTACCAGTGTCCTCGGACGCCCGGTCCTAAATGCTCTTTGAATTTCGCGCGTATGCGTTGCATCACCTCGCGCGTATGCCCATCGGCAACCAGAAAGTCGGCAAAAAACACATTACCGCCACACTTCCACTCATCTGGGCGCACGGCGCGATTTCCCGTCATCAACTCCATCAAAACCTTGTCGCTTACGAACGCCCATGTAACGGCTGCTACTAGCTGCTCGTCCTTCTGGAACAGCAGCGCCTGTCCATGCGACATCGGCGGCACAAACTGCCGCTCAACACGCTCAAGCGTCCAATCCTTGTAAAACCCGCGCGCTATCAGGAAAACGCAAAGTGCGCCTAAGTCCATCAGGCTCTAGGCAGGTTCGTGCTGATCTCAGCGTCCGCGACAACCTTGGCTGCGCGTAGCTGGGCCTCGGCGGCCAACTCTTCTCGTCTAAGCTCAAGGTCAAGAAGCATTTTTTCTCTATCCAAGGCGATCTCTGCTTCCATCTTGGCTTTTTTCAACTCGTAATCTTGCTGTATTTTCACAAGCTCCGGGTTGGGCTGTTGTTGTTGTGGCGCTGCTTGAGGTTGCTGCGGCACAGCACCGGGTGCCTTGAAATAACGTGAAGCATCTTTCAAGCCCGCAAGCTCAACATATTGGCGCAGCGTGTTCGCATACTGATCCACACCCACCAGCGGATTATCCGGGCCCAGCGTTTGCAGAATCTGCTCCTGCTTTACGATGATCTCCATGAGGCGCGCCATTTTTTCCTGATCATCCATCGTGCCGAGGCCGACGTTGACAACGATATCAAAGCCCTCAAACTCGCGCGGATCAATGGGCACAAACTCGTTGCGCAGCCGCACGATGCGCGGTGCTTGCTGGTAGATCGACACGATCTTCAGCACGATTTTGAACAGGTCTTTCATACCTGTCTCTGCGATGGTGCGCGCGTAAGCCTCTAGCTTCTGCCCTGCACCCTTCACTGTGGCTGCAACCGCCGAGGCTGTGCTGCTTTGCAGTGCATTGGCATCCAGACCGGCGCTGGCCTTGCTCATGCCGGTGCGCGACTCTTTGATCTCATCGATGTAGCGCATTAGAGGCTGAATTTCGCCGCCTATGCCGCCTGTCGAGAGCGGCTGCACCGCACCCGGTGTGCGCGTCCTGATGATCGATCCAGCGGTGCCATCAAGCAGGTCATCCAGATTCACCTGCCCCTCGACAGCCACAACGCGGGGCATCACCGACAGATAGGTGCTGTCCAGATACTGACGCATCAAGGTCGACTTGATCACCTGTAGGTCTTTGGTCAGATCAAAGATTGACCGCCCGATCAGGCGGTGAGGCATCAGGATCGGAGAAACCACCGCGAAGGGGACATAATCGATGATATCGTTTTCCAGCACATACTCACCGCCATCACCGATGCTCAAGACGCGGCGCAACTCGGCAACGCCGTCCTCGTCGTAATCGACTTTGATGATACTCTCATAAACCGGCACCTCGCGCTGGGAAGGGTCGGCATAATCATAATCCTGCTTGCCGTCGAGATCGCCAAAGCGTTTGCGCACCTCGGTTTCGGTTTCAAGCTCCCCCACACCGGCATAGGTTTCAATCTCTTCTTGATCGTAGCCCATAGCCACAAGCTCGGAGACCGTTAGCTGGGTGCGGTGGCAGATAAAACGTGCGTCATCTAGCGATTTAGCGCGCCGGTTGACCAGAAATTCCTCTGGCGGGATGTTTTCGACCCGCACACGCCCGTTTTTCCTTCTAATGCGCAGCTTCACGTCAAAATTGTTAATATCTTCAATGCCGCGCTCCTCATCCCCTGCCACGACAACGGTGGTGGTCTGCTCTATGACCTCGACATCAGGATTGGAAAGCAAAAGGGCCAGTTCGCTTTCTTCCAAGCCCTCATAAACCTCCTCCTTAACCTCATCCATTTCATCCCAGCAAACCTTGACCACACCGATCTTGAAAAGTAGGGAGTCTTTGATGAAGTTGTAGAGAATGCGATAGTAATCGTTATCGGTTTGCAGAATAAAGTTAACATAATCAGTGGCTTGCTCGGCAGCCTCGACATCTTCCTCGTTGCGCGGGGCAAATCTGACGACCTTGTCCGTGCCGGTGAAGATGCGCATCATGGATGGCATAATCTGCTCAACGACATCCGCAACTGTGGTATCGACCACGCTGGAGCGGCCTTCGACCTCGTTACCGAAGGGGCGCCCCAGATAGTAGTCGAGCGCATCGATGCGGTCTTGGGTGTATTCGGTGTCGAAATGGTTCAGGCTTTCAGTGATTTCACGTGAAACCACCGAGCCAAGCTGTTCGTCATCCATCAAGATTTCCGCTTCTTTTTCTTAAAAGTCGCCACATTTGTTGGCTTTCCGCCGACACCCTGCTTCTTTGCGCGCTTCCTGCGCACCGCAGAGTCGCGCTGTGCCTTCGTCATCTTGGCTGCTTTGGCTGCCGGGACACATTTTGGATATTTGCGCTTGCTACCCTTGGCCGAAGAGCGTCCGCAGGGCTGAAACTTGCCGTTTTTCTTGGGCGCGCCGATGTCGACCCACCTGTCCTTGTACCACTGCTTTAAGCTCATTTTGGCTTAGACCCGCGATACTTGCCGCCGCGCTTTTTGTACTCGCGCACCAGCCAGCTATTGGCATAAGCGCTCGGATAAACATCAAACTTGCGCTTTGCCTCTGCTTTTACGCGGGCATAAAGGCTTGGATTTGTCGGCGTTGGAGACTTGGACTTCTTCTTCGCTGGCATCGCACGCCCCCTGCTGCTTGCATCGCTTGTAGGTCACGCAGCCCCGGCACAGTGAAAACATGGGGGGCTGTGGCCTTGGTGCCCGCATCGCGCGGACATACATCATTTTTTCTTAGTGCCCTTCTTCTTAGAGCCCTTTTTCTTTCCATAGCCGTACATCGCGCTCTCCTACTTTCCGATCCGCTGTTGAACACGCTTGTGTGCTGCACTGAAGCTGGCGCCGCGCTTCTGAGCCCGGACCATTGCCTCTATGTGCTTCTTGGTGTGGTGCTTGCTATGCTCGACATAGGCCGCCTGCGTCCTTGCCGGTAAAAACCCGATCTCGACGCCCTTGACCTTCTTGGGCTTGCCTTTACGCATTTCCATCGGTCAACTCCACTTTGTCTTGTCAGCCCAGTAAGCCGCCGACATCTTGCCCTTTGCGATGTTCTTTGCATGACGCGCTTTGAAGCTCTTACGCTTCATCTTCATGCGCCGAGACTCGCCCTTTTTAGGCGCACCAGCGGTCTTTGCCCCCTGCTGCCCAAAACGGATCGTCTTGATCTGATCGCCCGCCTTGGCGACCACGATATGGCTTTTAGTGGGGTGATTAGGCGTCCTTTTAGGCTTGTTGAAAGCTGTGACCCCGGCGCGCTTCAGACGCGGGTCTTTCTCAGCCATTACTTGCCTTGCGCCTCATATTCGCGGCGCTGCTTCGGCGACATCGCATCCCAAGACATGCCAGCCTTCTCAGCAGCCTTCTCAGCAGGCTTCTTAGCCGCTTTCTTAGGCGCTGCCTTCGGCGCCGCCTTCTTCTTCGCTTCTGCCATTATAGCCTCCTACACAATCCATCCTGTCTGCGGCTTCATCGTCTCTCGACCCATCCACCTAGACATCGATCCCATAGCCACCGCGCCCTCTTGCGCAAAGGTCAGCACAAACGCATCACACGCATCCGGGCTGCGCATCCCGCGGCGCCGCATCTCGTCCTTGCCCTCAATCTTCAACTTGCCCGACGACTGATACTTGTAGCGCACCGCTGTCACCTCGGAGATCAGCGTCTCGTCATTCGGTATCTTGCAATCGCGTGCCTCAAACCACTCGCGCGCTTTCCAGAACAACTCGTCACGCAACCGCATGAAACGATCCTTCAAGCTGGGGCTCTCGGACACCGCTATCGATATTGCTGGCAAATCAAGCTCGGCCAGACGATCTGCCAGACCGCCGCCGATACCAATCGCATCAATAAAAATGCTTTGAGGACGCATCGAATAAGGCGTGGCCTCATACTCGGTCAAAATAATCCCGGCCAACTCCATCAAGTCCTTGCCAGACCATGTTTTCACACGCTCCAACACCACCTGACCCTGCCGCTTGCATAAAGCCGAGCGATCCCCGCCCATGCGCGCCACGTCAACGCCCCACACAACCGGCGTCGTAGGTGCTGCCTCGACATCACGCTTTACCGCATCCTCAACCAAGTGAAGGGGTAGCAATACGTCATCCGACTGAGTAGGAAACTCACCTTTGACCCTGATCCTTACGACGTTTGAATCCTCGCCATATTTGGCCATCATGTCCGCAACAAAGCGCGGATCAACCGTGTCTGCGTCCTCACAGCTAACCGTCATACAACGCCAATGCTCACGATTGCTGTGAAACGCATCGTAGAAAAAACCCTCGGCGCGGGTAGGATTCCCGGTCAACACCGTCTTTGCGTTGGGGGTACTCATCGCACCCTCGCCGACCTGAAACACAACATCAGGCACACCAGACGCCTCGTCGACGATGACCATCATGTTTGGTGAGTGAAACCCTTGCAAACTTTCTGGCGATTCCCGCCGCGAAACTCGGAAAGCGCAAAAAGAATCAGACGAACCAGCAAGCGAAATCTTCTCGCGAGTAAACTCTAACTGCTCCTTAAAACCATCAGGCATCTGACGCGCCCACTTATCAACCTCAGTCCACAAAACATCATTCAACTGATGCGCCGTGTTCGCCGTCGCTACAATCTTGGTGGGGTAGCGCGTCAAGAGCCACCAAAGGATGAGCCACGATAAGAAAGCCGTCTTGCCAATGCCATGGCCGCTCTTCAACGCCAGCTTGTCATCAGCCGCTATCGCCCGCAAAGCCTCAACCTGCCACGCCTGCGGCTCCGCACCAATCACATGGCGCACGAACAACTCAGGGTCGTTGCGCAGCTTCAAAAGCGTCTCGCTGAAGTCCTTCATGCCCACCCCTAGCCCGCACCGGGAGAAAGTGCATCCAATGCCCCGTTGGGGCTTGCGTTTTAAGGGGGGTATAGCGCAAGACCTGCCCCCCGCGATATTTTGAGGGGGGGGTGTCAGCAAATAGCCACCTTTTTTGTTACCAATTTTGTTACCGCTGCCGCTATCCCGCGGCCAGCCTAGAGTTTCGTCAGGCACATAGCCTAACGACCTACTGAATCGTCGGCTCTTTGCCCTGTTTCTGGCCCTTTAAGCCGTCGCGCGCGCGTACTGGTAGGTTATGTGTATCTATACCCTCAACCCTACTCTGCACTTCCTTCAGCGCATCTAGGTAATTCCCATCGGCGCTATGCTCCACCTGCATCCTGTCGCCATATGCTTTCGGCGCCATACGTGCTGCGGACCACTTCAGCCCATCGATAGCTGCACGCAGCATCCCACTGTCCTTATACTTGCCTTGCAGACCAGCGAGGCTGATCTCTGCCACAAGCTCTCCGTAATAGTTACCGCGCTCTTCCTTTGCCTTCTCGTACTGCGCAGCGAAGGCAGCGTCGTCTCGCATCCACGCACAGATCGTCTTGCTATGCGGCATACCGGGCTGCTTGCAAGCCATAGCAGCGCTGCGTCCGTTCCTGATCTCATCGAGGAACCGATCAATGATCTCTGGTGTTTTCTTGGTCTTGTTCGCCATTAAAACTCTTTCCGCTTTCCTCATGCGTTGCACTTAGCCCTGTGAAGTCCTGCCAGCGCTTCACGATCACATCACAGTATTTCGGGTCTAGCTCTACAAGGCGTGCGTTGCGCCCTGTCTTTTCTGCTGCTATCAGCGTGCTACCGGAGCCGCCAAAGATATCCAGCACGACATCACCAGCCTTGCTACTGTTTTCGATTGCACGTAATGGCACAGCCACTGGCTTCTGTGTCGGATGCACATAATTTTTCGTGACATCCTTTGCGATTGACCAAAGGTCGAAGTCGCTGCGGTCCCCTTTGCGGTACGGCGTGCCCTTGTGGAACAGGATAAACTCACACTGCCTGCGATAAGCCATGAAGCCCAAGCCAGCATTTTGTTTGTCCCAAACGATTACCGCATCGATGTCAGCGCCGTGCCTTTGCAAAGCGTTTTGAAACGGCTGCTGCTTGAGCGGAGAGACGCACACATAGACATCACCACCAGCCTTGCGCGCAATGAAAGCACCGCTGATGAGCGTTTCTAGGTCATCGTCTGCGAGATCATCGTTTTTTACTTTTCCGAGTCGGCTTGTTTTTTTATTTTGGCTTTCCTGTGAGCCGACTGTTCTGCCACCGCTGTAATCGATGCCGTACGGTGGATCGGTAAATACCATATCTGCCTTATCACCCTGCATGAGCGCATCAAGCGTTTCGATGCTGGTACTGTCACCGCACACGACCCTATGCCTGCCAAGCAGCCAAACATCACCCGGCTTGCTTACCGGCTCCTCCGGCAACTCTGGAACGGCGTCATCGTCTGTTAAGCCATCACTGACCTTGTTAGCCTCTGCCAGCAGCGTGTCGATCTCTTCAGCTTCAAAGCCAATCAGGTCCAGATCGAAGCCATCACTGATCAGGTCTTCGATCTCTACCGCAAGCATCTCCTCGTCCCAGCCTGCGTTGAGTGCCAGCTTGTTATCCGCGATCACATATGCACGCTTTTGCGCCTCTGTGAGGTTAGCAAGCATGATGGTTGGCACCTCGGCCATACCCATGCGCTGTGCTGCCATGAGCCTGCCGTGCCCTGCAATGATGGTGTTTGTCTCATCGACAAGGATAGGGTTGGTCCAGCCAAACTCTTTGATGCTGGCGGCAACCTGCGCCACCTGCTGATCGCTATGCGTGCGGCTGTTGCGTGCATACGGCGTGATCTCAGCCGTGCTGCGAAATTGAATACTGATGTCAGACATAAAATTACCGGCAAAGAAAAGGGCCAGCGGCTGCGTTGATGATACTTAGCGCGCTGACCCAGTTTGCTAGGAGGAACGAAACATCCTGTCACGTATCGTGCAGAGCAGTTTGCACGGCGCACAAACCCACTCTGCAATAAACACTATCAGATGCGTCGACGCTGCGCAAGTATGCGCAAACATGCTTTACCACTATTTACTTTGAGGTATAATATGCGCAAATATGCTTGTGCATGGAGGTAAGCATGAAAGACGACTTTTGGTTCTGGCTGGAGCAAATCCTAGCAACGGTCCTGTTTTTCGGTTTGTGCGTGATGCTGTACGTGGTGATGGTGCTGGTCTTTCCCGACCCGCTCCTGTGGAAGTGATCATGGGCGGCGCCTTGTGTGAACAGGTCAGCAGCGGCGATGAGGAGTTTTTTGGCAAATGGCTCGAGCATTGCGATCTGCTTGTGACGCACCGCTACTGCGTTGGTCTGGACGACCTGCCTGACGCAAGCTGGCGTGATTACTACAGCGACGGCCTGAAGCCGGTAGAGGCTGTCGAAGCAGCCGAGGCCGACTACTGGGAGGGCGCGTTGCCATGAGCGACAAGACCACCCGCGTTATGATCCACCCCGGCGTGTGGGTAGAAAAGCAGCAATGCCACGAATGTGATGGCGATGGCCGCACTTGGTACGAGACCACGGTCTATGTGCCACCGGGCTTTGCTGGCTCTCCCTTTGATGAGCGGCTGCTGGAGTGTGAGCGCTGCGGCGGTAGCGGGCTGATTGACATCGATGACGACGTGTCTAGCTGCGAAGATTCTTGAAAGCATCCTCTAGTGCATCAAACGCCATGCGCATGATCTCGGTTGCAGCCTTCGGATTGCGTCCATGCCTGCGGGCCCACTCTGGCGCAGAGCAATCATAGACCACCACCTCCTGCGCACATCCAAACAACTCCGTGCCCATAAGGCGCTTCAGCTTGAAGTAATCCATGAGCGCGTTTGCGCCTCTCTCGGACTGATCGCTGGCAGATGGGCCCGGTAGCGTCTCAAGTGACACCGTGACCTTCTGCGGGCCGCCAGCAGCGCGGTAAAGCGCCATCATCTGCTCGGCAGCAATGAACTGGTGCTGCGTGATGTGCTTGTGCTTCAAGTAGTAATCGATCCAAAGCTGGTCGGTGACACGGGTGCGGCGTTGCCCCGCCTTGGCGGTCTCGACCTCCTCAACGCTGTGATGCCTGAGAAATTCAGCCGTAGGTTTTTGTGGCTTTGGGTCTTTCACTGATCCAGCCTTTCTGGACGGCTACCCGAAAGATGTCGGGGTGGTACTGCAAGGCACGGTTCATGTTCATCTCATTGCCCATGATCGTGGTCAGAAACTGCTCCTTAGTTTCGCACTCGTACCATTTGCGCACGATGCCCGGCTCCTCCGTCACAAGCTCATCCTCCCAGCGCTGCTGGTTGAGCCATGTTGAGGGATACGGAATCCATCGCCGCTCTGTTGCAGAAATGCTCAACTGTTTCGCATAGGCCTGCATCGCGCTGATGAGCGTGAAAGGCTCTGTCTCTTTGCACGCTTCAACGAACGCATCAAAGGCAGGTTTCTTCCCGATCTTCTTCGGACATGCTTCCCAAAATTGATCGAAAGCGAAGCGCAGAGACTCTCTTTGTTTCTTATCGTTATTATATAGTTTCTTATTGTTAGGGGGAGATCTGGTCTCCGGGGGGTAGGAAGCCTGATCTCCTACCCCCCCGGAAGCCTGATCTCCTACCCCCCCGGTTGGGGGCA